GCAGCAGCAGGTATAGCTAATATCGTTAAGATTAATCAAACTCAATTTAATGGAAGTGGGACAGGAACAGGCGGGAACGGAGATTTGAACGCACCAACTGGAAACGCTAACGCACCGGCTATTGATTTCAGCGGAGTTAATATGATGAATAATGCACCTGGCACAGTAGAGACTTATGTGCTTGCAGGCAACGTAGCCAATGCATTGGAGGCACGTCAAAAGATAATAGACCAATCTTACTTATAACAAATATGGCAAACTTTCCACTACTTAAAAAGTGCATCACAAGAGGAGTGAGAAATGCTTTATCTGAAATTGATAAGGCAGAGCTTGAGGATACTGAGCTAATAATAGATGAAGTGATTAACGCTATACTTTTTGAAATATCTGAAACATACGATAATGAATGATAAATTGAAGTTAATTGAATACGGCTTAGGCGAAGACGATTCTAACATGGGGGTGTATGCAGTAAGTTTGGTAAGCGAGCCTGCCATAATGGTAGACTTTGTGGCGCTTAGTAAGCAGAATCTAATGTTAGCTCGCGTGGAAGATGGAGAGAAGCGCATGCTTTACGGCCCTGCTTTAATTCCTAATCAGCCTATAGTTAGATATGATGGCAATGGTGAGAAATACTTTATCACTTATTCTAAAGAGACCATTGAGCAAACAGCTCAGGAATTCTTAAAGAGAAACATGCACCACAATCACACTATCCAGCATGAGATGCCTGTAAACAACTTAACTGTTGTAGAATCATGGATTAAGGCAGGAGCTGATAAGGGAGATAACTACGGCTTCGAATTGCCTGATGGTACCTGGATGATAGGGGTTAAGGTAGATGATGATGCTACTTGGGCTGCTGTAAAGAATGGCGAGGTTAAAGGCTTTTCTATAGAGGGGTGGTTTACTCCAATGGCTGAGACTAAGGTAACTGAGAAAGACTTAGAGAAGCTATTGGCTGAATTGGCTCAGGCGCTTGAAATGAATTCTTAATTTTTTCCACTAATAATTATAACACATGAACATGATTTCTGAAATTTTAGAAAAGTTTGCTCCAGCGCTTAGTAAGCATGGGGTGAAATTGTCTGTTGAAGAGACTCCTGCTGTTGAAGAATCTACTAAGGTAGAGATGATGGCAGAAGGCGCTTTGATGGATGGCACTATGATCTATTCACCTGCAGCTGAATGGGCTGAGGGAGTAGAGATTTTCGTAATGGATGCAGACGGCAATCCTTCACCTTTAGCAGATGGCGAATACACTTTAGACAACGGTAAAAAGATTGTTGTAGCAAGTGGAGTAATTGCATCTATTGAAGAGGTAGAAGAAGAGAAGCCTGAGGTAGAAATTACGGTTGAACAAGAGGTTGCTGAGACTTATTCAAAAGAACAAGTAGAAGGACTACTTAACAACATCATTGCTGAATTCGAAGCAAAGTTAAGCGCTGCTGAAAAGAAAATTGTAGAGCTTTCACAAGCACCTGCAGCAGTAACTGTTAAGCAAGCTCGCCAAACAGCACCAACACAACACGTAGACATGTCTCGCATGACTGCACAACAACGTGCCTACGCTATGATTACTAAACTCAAATAAAAACAAACATAAAAACAAACAAAAAAAATGGCATCTAATTTAACCATTTCTTCAAGCTCATATGCTGGCGAGTTAGCTCTGCCGTATATCAGCGCAGCAGTATTGTCAGGAGACACTATTGCTAACAACTACGTAACCGTTAAGGAGAATGTAAAGTACAAAATGGTACTTAAGACATTATCTTCTACAAGCATCGTTAAGGCTTGGGGTTGTGACTTCGATAACGCTGACTCTGCATTGACTTTGGCTGAGCGTGTATTGACTGTTACTGACCTTAAGGTAAACGTTGAAGTTTGTAAGGACCAATTCGCAAAAGATTGGGAAGCGGCTCAAACTGGACGTGGATTTATCAACGATACTATCCCTGCTAACTTCGCTGATTTCTTAATCGCTCACTTCAGGTAAAGTAGCTGAGAATATTGAGTACACTTTGTGGCAGGGAAACTTCGAATCTTCATCTTACACTTCTTTCAACGGAATTTTGAAAGTATTGGATACTGCTAAGAGTGGTACTCCTGATGTTGACTTCGCTAACGCATTCACTGCTTCTAACGTAATTGCATCTCTTGAGACTTTGATGTCTGCACTTCCTGCAACATTAATCGGTGATGCATCTGTTAAGCTTTACGTTAACCGTAAGACTGCACAATTATACCGCCAAGCGTTAAGCGCTTTGGGATATTTGCAACAGTTCAACGCTGCTTCTAACTACCCATTGATGTTCGACGGATACGAAATATATGTTTGCCCAGGTATTCCTGACAACGTAGCTCTTTTCGCTAAGCCTGAGAACTTGTTCTTCGGTACAGATACTGTATCTGACTTCAACGAAGTTAAGGTTGTAGATATGTCTGTTACAGATGGTTCTGACAATGTTAGAATGGTTATGAAGTTCCGTGCTGGTACGCAAGTAGCAGTGCCTGCTGAGGCTATCTTAGGATTTATGAATCCCTAATTAATACTCCTTTGTTAAAAGAGTGGGTTGGCTATGAGCCGCCCATTCTTTGCAAAGAATATTTAACTAATTAAATAATAAAAAACACATGAGCTGTCTAACTACCGCTGGATTCCAAATTAATTGCAAAGAAGCAATTGGTGGAATTAAAGCTATCTATCTTGGCGCATACGCAACTTTTGCAAATGACGCTACTATTGATGGCACATCTAACTTAGTTACTGCATTGCCTACAGGTTCAGTGTATGAATTCGAATTGCCTAAGCACACCGGATCATTTACTGAAGAGGCTGCTATTTCTATTGAGAATGGCACAGTATTCTACACTCAAACTATCGTGTGTTCATTCCATGGGATGAGCGCTGCACGTGCACTACAACTTCAAAACATTGCTAAGGGCCGTAACGTATTATTCGTTCAGGACAATAACAATAACATTTGGATGTGTGGTTACAAAGATGGTGTTGAGGTTACTGCGTTCACTACTACTACCGGTACTGCGAAAGGAGACATGGTAGGATATACCGTTACCTTCACAGGCGAAGAAAAAGATAAAGCTTATTTGCTTGATGCAGATGGCGGAGATAACGCTTGGGATAACTTCCCTTCAGTAGACGTTAACGCAGGTACACTATAAGTAAATTTGTGCTATCTTTAAAGCATGATTTATTTACTTAAAAATACAGCAGCACAGCTCCTCTACTTGACACTCAAGCAAGGGGAGCTTTTGCTTGCTAACCCATACACTCATTACCTGCTTGAACTAATGAACGAGCAGACATTACAAAAGCTTTACGTTATTCCTAATCAGATAGCGCAGAATGATAGGTACACTACCATTCAGATTGGCACAAACGCCAACACACCAACAGCTGCAAGCCTATTAATTAACTACCCAGCACGTTTCAGCTACGTAGTTTATGGCCAAAATAGCAGCACTAACTTAGATCCTACAAACGCGGCAGTAGAGGGAGTAATTGAGAAGGGATATTTAATAGTAGAAGATGTAACTACTCCACGATTTACTGAGCCGAATTTAACAATAGATAACGATATTACTTATAATGGATAATATAGCACAGCCATCAGTACCAATGTTAGTTAATTTGGGTGCAGCAATGCCACAAGAAGCTACTGAGAAAGAAACTCCTAAAGGATGGGTAACACTTGGCGAGGCGAATTTATTTAGCAATTATCTGATTGATTTATACTATGCTTCTCCTGTGCACTCTGCTCTAACTATGAGCATAGCTTTCATGATAGCAGGGAAGGAGATTAAGAGTAATAATCCTGCTGCACAACGTGAGATAGATAGACTTAAGCTTAACACTATTCGCAGACCTATAGCATTGGATGCAAAGATGCAGGGCGGATATTACTTAGAGGTAATTTGGAGCGTAGATAGAAGCACCATTGCTAAGATTAACCATCTACCTTATGAGAACTGCCGCTTAGCTGTGGCTAACGATGAGGATATTATACCTGGTATCTACTACTCGAAAGATTGGAGCGACACACGTAAGAAGAAAAACATTCCTACGTTTATCCCAATGTATAATCCTACAACGAAAACAGATGAGCCATCTCAAGTGCTATTTGTTGGAGTGATGACACCAGGCAGCGCTTACTATCCTAAGCCTGACTATTACAGCGCTATTAACTACATTGAAATTACTCGCGACATTAGCGAATTTTATAGAGCTTTCTTAAGCAATGGAATGGCCCCAAGCTATTTCTTACACATGAACAATGGCATCCCTGATCCTGAGGAGCAGATGGCTATTAGAAGGAATTGGGAAACCATGGTAGGTGCTAAGAAAGCAGGTAAGGTAGTATTTACTTTCAACGAGTCAGCTGATAGAGCACCACGTTTAGACCTTGTGCCTATGAGCGATGCAGATAAGCAATGGCAAGAGCTTAGCGTGCAGTCAAGAGAGAACATCTTAGCAGCTCACCGAGTTACTTCTCCTCTATTATTTGGTATTCGTGATGCAGGCGGCTTAGGTAGCAATGCAGATGAAATGAAGAGCGCTTACCGCATCTTTAATCGTAACATCATTGAGCCATATCAAAAGATTATAACTGATTCACTTGAAGAGATATTTAAGGGCATGGGCATTAGTGCTAATTTATACATTGAGTCTAATGATATATTCGCTGATGCAGCTGAGGCAGCGCCACAAATAGCAGCGCCAACTGTTGCAGATAATGCAACAACTGATCCTAACGCACCTGCACCGGTAGCACCAGCAGGAGCTTCAGTAAGTGATGTAACTTATAACGGTGCTCAGATTAGTTCAGCTCTTGAAATTGTAGCATCAGTTCAATCGGGTGTATTAACTAAAGAGCAAGCTATAGTATTCTTAGTTCAATTCTTACAGCTTCCTATTGATGTAGCTACTGCTATGTTCACACCTTCAGAAGGCAGCGCTGTAGCTAAACTAAGTGCTCAAAAAAAAAAGACTAATTTAGATCCACAAGAGAAGCCTCCAATCTTTACCGAAGATGATGAAAATTGGTGGTGTGAGTTCTTAGAAGATAAGGGCGAAATAGTAGATGAGGATGAATGGGAATTAATCGAAGCTGAGCCTGTTAATCTTGCTTCAGTTAGAAGCTATGCTAATCCTGATGAAACATCTGAAATGGATAGTGGCCTTTATAAGATTCGTTATTCTTACTCAAAGAATCTAAGTAAAAACAGCCGCAAGTTTTGCAGGCAAATGGTAAGTGCTGCTAAGGCTGGTTATGTTTATCGTTACGAAGATTTAACTGCAATGGAAACAGATAGTAATATTCTTAATCCTAACATGGGCCACAATGGCGCTAATTATAGCGTTTGGTTATACCATGGCGGAGTCAACTGCAAACATTACTTTGAGCGCAGAGTATATTTTCGCAAGAGGGAGAAAGGTAGATTCGTAAAAGATAATGGCTTAGAGTCATCTGATCCTATCTCAGTAGCTAAAGCTATTCGTGCAGGAATGCCTTTGAAAGATATTGCTAAAGGATTCGGCCAAGCTAATACAGCTACTTATGACCAATCATCTTTACATGGCAGATACCCAGGAACAAATTAAAACTAAAAGAACATGGCAATAGCACCGGAAATATTATTTATCAATGAGGAATTTCTTAAGAAGTACACTCAGTTAAACGAAGCTGTAGATACTAACCTTATTCGCCCTGCAATGTACTTGGCACAAGATAAGTACATGACTTTGTACCTTGGTACTGACCTTACCAATAAGATTAAATCTGAGATAGAGAACGGTACATTAAGCGGAGTCTATGAGACTTTACTTAATGAATATATCGTTAAGCCTACAGCTTGGTGGACTATGGTAGAGCTTTATCCATTCCTAATGTACAAGCATGATAATGGTAATTTAGTTACACGTCAATCAGAAAACACTACAGCCATTTCTAAGGGTGAGATGGATAGCTTAGTGGAGAAAGCGCGTGAGAATGCTCAGTGGTACACTCAGAGATTAGTGGATTACTTATGTGATAACAGCAGCAGCTACCCTGAATACAGCTCTAATAACTTCCCTGATATTCACCCATTACGCAAAGTAAACAGGCAGAGCACAGTAGCTTTTAGTGAGGGAAGGAATTACGATAGTGCTTGGAGCAGATTCAACGTGAGAGATTTCACTAACTAATATACATGACAAAGGAAGAGAAAACAAGAAAAGATTACGAGCGCAAGCTTAAAGTCTACTTAAGCAAACGAGATAAAGAATTAAGAAAGAATGAAAGCACCAACAATAGAAGAGCTTAAGGCTCAATTCACAGAGCTTGGCTACAAATGGCCTACTATTCACATTGTAGGAATCCGCTCTAAAGCCAACGAGCCTAATAAGTTTGATGACCTAATAGGCTTGGTGCAAGGGGATCAGGTGAATTGGTACACTGGCACTACTAATCCAGGTACTTTTTGGCTTAATAATCCTATCAATTCTGTAGGAACAGCTGTATTAAAGGCAGGGCAATACGTAGATACTTACGTTATAGGCTTGCATCAGGGCAAATACACCGCTTTAAAGCAAGCAAAGAAGGTAACTGTATTCAGAGATGCTGATAAAGATAGCATAGCTGAGGAGCAAGGTAAAGAGGAAACAGGATTGTTTGGCATTAACATTCACAGAGCTAATGAATCTGCTGAGTCTAATAATATAGATAAGTGGAGTGCAGGTTGTCAAGTGCTTAACAATCCTAAGCAGTTTAAAGAGCTTATTCAAGCATGTATTAAGTCGAACAAAAAGGCATTTACTTACACTTTATTACATGAGCAGTAAACAACAAATAGCCGAAGGAGTAACCGGGACAATCAGCAGCATTCTGCTTAGTGTTCCTGCATGGATGTTAGATATCGAATTCGCACTAAAGATTATTTGCTTAATCTTATCAGGTGTAGCGTCAATCTTTACTATCTATAAGATGAATAAAAAGAAAAGATGAAATGGCTTAAAAGTGTATTCAGTAATGAAGGAGACGCGAGTTCTAAGCGCGTAGCCTCTATACTGGCATTACTTGTTTGCATTAATCTTTCCTACATCGGAACGTTTACAGATTACAAAACTCCTGAATACATGTTCGACGGCATGTTAATTTTAGCAGGTAGTGGTTTGGGATTAACTGTTATTGAGTCTATCTTTGACAAAAAGAAATCAAATGACACACCAGGCCAAGAATCAAATTAAGATAGCTGTAGTATTTGCAGCAGCTGTATTTATCTGCGTATTAATTCAGCTCATGTACATTCGAATCAAAGAAGATGAGAAAGCTTTAGAAGGCTATGAGCGCAGAGCTCAGAGAGCTACTCACGTGATAGATAGCTTAGAAGCTACTAACGTGCAGCGTATGCTTCAGATTGAGCAATTAAATCAGCAGTTAGAAAGAAACAAAGAAATTTATGAAGCAAACATTAGCGCTATTGATTCTCTTGACCGGAATGGGCTTCGCAGAGCCATGCACTCTCTACTCTCAGAGCTTGCAGGAGAGAGATACCCTGGTCAGTCTAACGACTAAGGAAGTAAGAGCTCTGCTTAAATTAAAGGCTGAGCGTGATTATCTTAAGACTCAATTCATAACGCTATCTAAATCGGATAGCATTTCATCTATAGTTATTAAGGATCAGCAGAAGTCTATTGATGCATGGGCACTTACCAACGAAAAGACTTCACAGCAGTTAATCAAATCTCAGGAAGAGCTTTATAAGGAAGCTGCACGCAAAGAATCATGGCGCAGCACAGCGCTAATAGGTATTCCCATCTCATTTATAGGGGGTATTATCTTCACTCTATTTTTCTAAACTAACATTTCTTTGTTAATAACTTTGCTAAGATTAGCAAGGTTTTTTTTGTTTATGTGAAATTTGCTTGTACATTTGTCAAACAATAATCAAAAACAAAAACCAAATGCACACAGTAAACGTTTATCACCAAAGCAAATTAGTTAAGACACTTGAATTTGTAACTGAGAGACAAGCAGTAAATTATTTAGTTGAAAAAGCTGCTGAAGAAAGTCTTGAAGTAAATGACAATTACACCGAAGCCTATAGTGCTGGTGTTAAGCCTGAAACATTACTAATCTTAAACGAAGCGTAATCATGAAAAAAGCACTACTCTTTCTCGCCATGCTAATCGCAGGCCTACTCATCGGAGGATCATTCGATGCAGACACAGCTAAATTAGAATCACAACCTAATCACATCAGCAAATGAAACAGGATTTATCATATTTTTTAAATCAAACTTTTGATGAACTTGAGAATATTAACAATAACTTTTTAAACATAAAAAAACAGCCTGTGAAAACACTTTTTCAAATTGTAGAAGTAGCCAAGTATGATGGCACTCGTTATTACTTATACGTAGATGGCTCATGCCACAAATCATTCAGTACTTATGAAGAGGCTTACTGCGAGTATACGCTGGCCATTAACTTCAGAGAGACACGCACAGTGTTAGTTAGTAAGGAGGTAGAATTATGAACTACGTTTTAAAAGTTACCCCATTGCGCGAGGATAGAATCAGCTTATACAGCCGCTTAAATATCCCTACTCAATTCGAAGCTGAGACCTTTGAGATAGCGCAGCAGCTTGCTCACATGTTATTTGACCTTTACGAATTTAAAGAAGCGCTACCATATCAAGAAGAGTTTACTGAATACAGCATAGAAGGTGAAGGATTCTTAATCGAAATAGAAAAACTTTCTTAAATTAGCAAAAATTAATAATCATGAATAAACCAAACAACATTACCGGTAAGGTAATCGTAAGTCGGTGGGATGCCGAAGCTTGCGGATGGAAGCTGTACACATCAGCTCACAGCTATTCTTTAACTGATTTCTCAACAGCTAAAAAGCATGGTGAGGTATTCCCCGAAGATGGGACATTTCTCTACCAATTCGAAAGCGAAGATGAAAATAATGTGCACGATTATTTTATGAGTGACCGCTATGTTATCTGAAAGAGCTAAGAGCCGCTTCATTTGCGTGCAAAGTTCAGTAGCGGGAGAGCAACTGAATTACAATGAAATAGTACAGCACTTGCAATACACTAAAGGCACAACTGCCTATGAGAATTGGAGAGCGCATTTCATCAATAACCCACATGAGCTACAATCGTGAGCCCAATTGGGATAAGCTCAAGCCATCAATAGATTGGGATGAGCAAGAGAATAAGTTAGCAGATAAATTAGATAAGTATATTAATCAAAAACAAACAGTTATGAATCAAGGAATCGTTAAAAGTCAGAAATTTGTTAGAACATGGAATAGTTCAAATGGTGATATTCACTATTTTGATATTGTATTAGAGAATGGAGAAGTAGGCCAAGTAGGTGTTAAGGATATGAACAGCCCGAAAATTGCAGTAGGCGCTACCATTCACTACACAAGTGAAGAGCGCACTGGACCAACAGGTAGAAAGACTACCAATTTTAAGCTGCAGAATCCTAATCCATTTAATGGAGCAGGAAAAGGCATAGTGCAATCAGCATACACTCCGCGTAAAGAATCACCTGATGTGCAGAATTCTATTAGCAGATCAGTAGCTCTAAATAACGCAGTGTTATTCTGCAAAGAGACTAAGGGCAGCAAGCCAAGTGATGTATTAGATACAGCTGAGATATTTTTAGCATGGCTTAAAGAGGAAGAGGTTAAAGTTAGTTCACCAATTAATACGAAATTAGATGAAGCAGCAGACGATGAAATGCCATTCTAAGCTCACTCCATTTCACGCATGGGTACGCAGTCATTTTATGACTGTGGCCCACTTTGCGGAGGTGTTAGAGGTGAGTTACCCAACAGCCCAAAAGTATATTAAGCAGCCTCGCTCTATGAAGGTAACGCACATAGGCAAGCTTGCTAATATTACAGAGGAAGAGATACCATACATATTAGAATTAATGAAGGATAGCAAATGAGCCAATTAGAGAAAAAGATAGCAGATTTAATTCTGCTAATACCAGCTGAGCAGCAGCAGTATGCACGTAGAAGAATTGACAATCTTGTGAGAGCTGTGATAGAGACACCTATACCTGAGTTAAAGTGGCAAACCATTAACGGAGAAGTAGAGAGTCTTAATGAGCAGCGTGTTAATAATATGATGAAGGTAGTCTGTAAATTAACTCATGTAGATTGGAGTGAGCTTAAGGGCAAATCTCGTAAGCGTGAGATTAATGATATCAGGCAGACGTCTATGTGGATTCTGCGCAAGGGCACATCTTTAAGTTTTGCTAACATCGGAGCTATATTTAATCGTCATCATGCTACTGTGCTGCACGCTGTAGATTCTGTGAATAACATGATTCAAACGGATCGCATGTACAGAGGCCACGTGGAGCAGATTCTGAATCACCTGGATAACGAGAATCTAAATAAAGCTTTCGATAAATTAACTTAAATAATCAAATCACTAAACCAATGAAGCAATTAAGTTTAACGTACGATACCGGTAAGGTAACCATAGAGCGCGTAAAGAGCGTATGTGTTTTAGTCAATGCTGGCATGACACCAAGTGCTGCCCTGAAGCATGAGCGAATGGGTAAGCAGTACCTTCAGCTTATGAGAGAGGTAGGTATTATTAAGAAAGTAGGCGCTCACAAATGGGAGGCAGTCAAGCATTTAAGACAAGATAAATTCAAGCAATTTATTGAAGCCAAGAATAAATACTACAGTGATATTCAGGCATCGAAACCTGATACTGACATGCTGGGTTTAGTCAATATGCCTAAGACTCAGCCAATAAAAAAAGTAGTAGCACTGCCTTGGTGGAAGAGATTTCTTCTATATTTGTTGAATAATTAATAATCTTAAACCAAATGACAACGATTCTATTGAAGCGCATTGAAGCGCTTGAAGAAAGAGTGCGAGCGCTTGAAACAAAGCGTGCAGCCTCTACTAAATTCACTCCCCCATCACTATCCGATGTAGTAGATTACCTACAAGATTTAGTTTTAGCTAAGAAATTCTACTGCCACTATGAGAGCAATGGATGGAAAGTAGGTAAGAACTCCATGAAGAGCTGGCGAGCAGCTGCTGATCAGTGGAGAGCACGTGAGATTAATAACAAAAACACTACACAAGATGAGCAAAGAATTGGCCGCATCAGTACTTCAGAGCTTCAATCGTTCACTAAGCGCTGAAGAGAGAGCTATAGCTGAGTGCATTAGCTCACCTAAGCTTCACTCATTATCTGAGCAGGAGTTTAGAGAGCTCATTGCTCAGGCTGCTGTAATCAATTCGATTAAGGCTCTACCAAGTGATATAGAAGTTACTCTGCTTCAGCAACTTACACAAAATACGTATCGCAGTACATCAATTAAAGACTGGCAGAATGCATTTCTGTTGAATGCTGTAGGTAAGGAATGGGAGAGGGTAGATGCCTACAACCTATTCAGCATAAGCTTTATGGCTGATGTATTCAAACGCTATGAAGAATACAAGGCTAAGACATGGAGAGAGCTTAATAAAGCGCTTATATTACCTGAGGCTGAGCCTCGTGAATATACTCCTACAAATCCATTAGATGACTTGCATGCTGATGCTGAGCGCTATAAGAATGGCAAGCAAACATGGGTAGAGATATCTGCACCTTACAACTGCCAGCGCTTGTTCAGACAAGGCATTTATAAGAAGTCTGAATGGATGCCTGAAGTGTGGGAGCGAATGGATGACTTAGCCGAGCAGCGCATAGCACAACGGTGGAAGGATGCTAACAAGCTTCGCAATGAAGGCACTGAGCAGGACTTTATCAATGCTAAGAAGATAGAGCTTAGCCGAATAGTTTACATTGACATTATTAAACAAATAAACAAAGGAGAAAAATGAAGTATTTAGTTATTCCAAAAGAAGAATCATTGATAACAGTAGATTACATTATAGAAAGTGATGAGTATACACATTCATTGTATTATTCAGGTAGTGATACTTGGCCATTAAAATTACGTGGTAAGTTAATAGGCACAATTTACGATGATGGCAATGGAGCATTTTTATCTGATTGCTGGACAAAAAGATATCTTAATTATTCTGAATTAAGTGAATTAAACGTACTACTTACTTTTATAAATAAAGTAGATCACGGCTCTTATAGATTTTCTATTTTAAAACAAGAAGAAATATGATACCATTCCACAAATCAATTAAGTGCTATAGACTTTTTTACGGCTATAAGCAAGATTACCTGGCTTATAAATTAGGTATAGAGCAGAGTAATTACTGCCTCAGAGAGCAGGGCATAAGCAACTTTAAAGACCATGAGATAGAGATTCTTAAAGACTTGTTTAAAATAGAGATTCGGGAGGAGAAACTGTGAATCATGGCTCACTATTCAGCGGAATCGGTGGATTCGATTTGGCTGCCGAATGGATGGGATGGAACAATTCATTTCATTGTGAATGGATGCCATTTCCTCGCAAAGTATTAAATCATTATTGGCCTACGTAGTAAGTACCATCACTTCTAAATTCTACTTCAGCCTGGATGCCCACACATTTGCGAGCATCAAACATAAAAGGCACGTTATCGGCATACGTAGCCTCTAAGCCAATGTCC